TGCAGACATCTCCTCATTAAGATATTTTTTTAATTTTGTAGTATCTGATATACTTGTAATATATTTATTTAATACTTGCTTTTGTCTTTCTGATAAATTATCATACTTATCATTAAACTTTTCCACTAGTATTTTATAAGTAAGAATTCTAATCTCTTTATCCTCTTTCATTAAATCTTCTACTATACTTTTTGAAGCTGGTAGTTGATTTAAATTTGTCTTTGTAATATGCTCTAATATTACTACTTTATTTAAAAAGATATGCTTAGAATCTGTTTCATTTACATTTTCAGATTCAAAAGTATTATATATTGCAGCATATGTTTTATAATTATCTATTTTCGCTTTAAAAAATTCATCTAAATCATAATTAGCTTTAATTTCTCTAATAAGATTATATTTCATTTTTTGTAAAGACTCTTTATTTAGCTTTTTATGCTGCTCTAATACTGTAGAAATTAACATTTCAGCTTTTGATTCTGAAAGTTTAGGACTTGTAGTAAGAGTATTATACATAGCGTACTCTCTACCAAGTTCAGTATTAGTAAAATATTTTTTCAATATCTTTACAGCTTTAGACTCTCTATTTGCTATTAGATCTGAAGTAGTCTGTCTTACAAGAAGTTCAAATAATACCCCAGAGTTGCGATATTTTGAATGCTTTATTTTTATCATGAATTCAATTAATTCTGTTTATAAATATATCAATTTATCTGCTAATTTAGTCTTCTTTTATATTTCTTTCATCTAAGAGCGAAGATTCTTCTGATTTTTCTTCAAAAAGAGAAACTTTTTTTCCTGGAAACATCTTTTCCAAACTCTCTTTATTCTTTAGATATACAGCCATAGTACTTTCAAAACTCATTGGTCCGCCTTTATATTTAGGTTTTAATGAGTCTTCTCCAGTCTCTGCATTAGATTTCATACCATATCTTCCAATACCATCTCTGCCAAAAGCACTACTATCTGTACCAAATGTAGATTTATATTTTCTAGGTCGACCTGGTAATTTTACAGGCTCATTTGGATTTGTTTCATTATATCCAGTAGGCACATTTAAAACTTTTTGTCCTCCATAAAGACCGGCAATTTGATGTGGAGTTCCATAAGCCTGTCCAGATTCTAGTGGATCATTACCTTCTGTAGTTATTTGATCATATCTGAATTTACGTTTTTGATCTTCTACTATCATATCCTCAAGTTCACCAAAACTATCAGGTGACATATGGAATATATTTTCCCATACATATTCTCTTGGTAATATATTGCCTTCTATAGATTGATTAGCAAGATCAATTTTCTCTTTAAATAAAGCTATTCTTTCTTGATCATATATAATTGATGGGTTTGTAAGTGATAAGCTAAAATTAGCCATAGAATCATCTGTGTACCCATTTGCATAAAGATGTACAAGCGCAATCTTTTTTAGCTCTGATGCAATAATTCTTTGAATTCTTTCTATAGTACGTGCAAATCTAATATCTTCTGCAGCAAGAGTTGCTTTACCTGTGAGATCTTTTTCATATCCCATAAAAGCTTTAGGAATTTTCAAAGCAGCAAATAACTTCTCTCTAAAATATGCTACATCATCTATTCCATTATATTCAAGTCCTTTTGCGGTGTCTATTCTTGTTGTAGAATCATTGCCTCGTACTGGAATAAAGAAGTCTTCTAGTAGATTTTGCTGATTATATTTAAGATTATATTGTCCAGTATTAGGATCTATAAGAGGCGTTTTTTTCATCTTATTGATCATTTTTTGAACATAATTTTCAACTTCATTTGGTGGAATTGCGCCCACATTTACATAAAATATTCTGCGTTCTGGGGCTCTAGTAATACGATGTATTAACATTGCATCTTCAATAAGCGTATATTGCTTAAATAGCTTTCTTGCAGGCTCTAGATATGATCTACCATAGGGTAAATAATTAACGTCTCCAATTAGCCTAAAATGCGCCATTTCATAGTTATCAAACCACACACCTGGATCTTGATTATTAAATGCTGATGTATATCCAGAAGTAGCCGATAGTGCTGCATTAGGGTCAAATTTAAAACGGACCTCATTTGGATTATGTGGATTATACCCCTCTTGACGTACTATATTATATGCAGAAAATGGAATTACATTATATACTCCATATTTTTCAGAAATTTCCATTTTAAGATAAAAATCTCCATATTTACACATATTTCTTATCCAAGACCAGAGATTAAATTCTATATTTAAGACAGAATAAAATAAATTTTCAAGTAATTTTTGTATAGTCTCATCTGAAGATCTTATAGTAAGTACTTGACCTTGTTCATTTTTAAGTGTGCATTCATCGGCTATTATATCGAGTGCTGAAGCTATAATTGCATCTGTGTCCATAGCATCATAATCAGCATATATCTGAACTCTTGCAGATTGATAATTTTGGGCCAAATTTAGATTTACGCCATACGCAGTAGATGTAGTATAGACTTTGTGAAATCTATCTATAAGACTATTTGTCTGGATAACGCCATTTGATTGGATATTATCTGGATCCATAACACTTAGCATATTACCGCCATCATTACGGATTATTACATCAGTACTAAATAGTCTTCTTAATGCTGAAAATAGATTTTGTTGATTATTTGCCATTTTATATTTTTATATTAACCATGAAATATCCTCTGAATGAGTACCTCCCATATGAGGAATATCCATTTTCCAAGGATTTGTATTTGAATTATTTATTGAATTATATATTAAATTTGAATTTCCTGATTTAGTCATAGAGTCAAGACTAGCATAAGTTAAGCTCTCTGCAGTTTTTCTAAATCTTATAGATGAGTCTCTCATATACATGCCTATTGCAAAAGACATTACTAAATCATCATTATATCCACTTAGCGCTTGAGGTTTGCTATTTTTCCATATAAAAACTCTCAATTCTTCTAAAAGCCTCACTGATCTTATATTGACCTGCTTTGTCTCTATAAAATCTCTCATTCTTTCAATAATAATAGGTCTTGATTTTGTAGTCATTGTAAATCCAGGAACTAGAGTACTAGTATTATCAAATCTATTCATTTGCTTGTCCTGATCTAGACTAAAATCTGCTTTATGGCTATAATGTAAATTTGTATACCCCCTTTCTAAAATAGATTGAAGAACATCCCAACCAATATTTGCATTTTCTACTGCAACTAGAGCATTATTATATTCTGCAGCTGTTGCTAATATTATATTTGCATATTCTCGTGTATCACACTGAGATTGAAATTCTGCTACTTGAGTTAATGTATCTACATCAATTACATGAAATGCTGAGTAGTCTGCGCCATCACCTCTAGCAACGTCTGCTGAAAGTAGATATGTTTTTGTAGGAGCTGGATATTCCCAAATCCATAATGATTTATCTAACCCTCTTCTTTCTAAAGGTTCTAATACTATATTCTCTTCATACCATGAAAGTATTTCTGGAATTATTACTGTAGCACCAGAACTTGAGAAATCGCAATCGCAATTATGAACTATACCATGTTCTGTTACATATGTATGATCTTCTTCAACTTCTATATTATAAACATAACATTCATATTCACCCTCTAAGTCTTCTTTTATTAATTTTGCTTTTCTATCTCCACCTAAATATATGCTAGATAACTCTTCATTTTTTGTTTTTAAAAAAGATCCATTAAATTTAGGATGACATATACACATTCTTCCTAATATTTCAGATATATAAGGATCTAAATTTTTTGGATATTTAATACTTATATTATTAGCCCCCAATAAATTAGATAAATAATAAATATCATAATACAGATCTTCAGATGTTGTTATATATTGCTTATTATAATCTAATTTTAAACATCCATCCCCTAGTAAATATCCTTCTAATACACCTTTAGATAATTCTATATTATTATTATTATAGTAAAAATTAGATAATTTTTTATTTATAGAACTATCGCCTTCTACAAACATAGAAATTACTTGAGAAATTATTTCTGAGCATATAGAAATCTGACCCGTATTATCTTGTCTTCTTATATTAAAGGAGCTTACTCCAAATACAAGTTCTATATATTTTTGTAAATCTTGCACCCATGTATTTAATTCTGTAGAATAATTAAATGCATATGTTACTCTTAATCTAGTCTTAGATCCTTTAGCTAAATATAATCCTATTATCTTTCCTAATTCATAACCTAATTCTATATTACAATTATGCTTTATTTTATGTTTTCTGTCATTTATATAAAAAGTAGAACCAGCGCATATTTTTTTAAAATGTAAAGGATTAAATAATTCATAAATATCTATAGTATCTATTTCTCTTTTTAAATTTATGTTTTTTGGTATAGTATATACTTCATCTATCTTAGAAATAGCATCATATTTATTACTATTTTCATTAGATAAAAATGGGTGATCTTTTGTAACATAAACACATTTAGAATTTTTACTGGTTTTTATTTTGTATAAATCATTACTTTCTTTTTTATATAATCTTTTTACTCTTTTAAAATTTCCGGTGTGAGTTAATACTAAATCATCAATTTTTATATCTTTTATCTCTTTTAATCCTACTGATGTAAAAATTCTAGTATTTGCACTAAAACACTCTTGTGCCGCCATTCTTATTCCAAGATCTTGATCTTGTTTATCTCTCCAAATTTGAGTTCTTTCAGGATGTACTGTCCATGGAAGTGATACAGGCACAAAACTATTTTCTTTCTTCTGAGCTTTTATATAGGATTTATGAAACCAATTACCAACACCATTAGGAGTTGACAATGCTATACACTTACCGCCAGTTGCTAATGTTTGTTGAGCTGAGCCAAAAAGTTCTTCTGCATTATCGATAAATGCAGCCTCATCCATTATAAGTAATGATACAGCTTCAGAACGTGCTGAATCACTAGCTCCAGATACTGCTTTAATTTGACTGCCATTTGTAAGTCTTAAACTAAGTCTATTATCCTCAGTAGATCCAATCTTAAGCCAAGTAGGTAGATTATCATATGCAAATCTTACTTTAGTAACCATATTCTTAGCCGTCTCTTGCTTTGTTGCAATAACTAAGACGTTTTTATCTTTATGGAATAACATCAACCACAGACTATATGCTGATGCTAAAGTAGATATACCTAGCTGCCTTGATTTATTTATAATAACATTTTTATCCCCTGAAAATAATTTTAATACTGCCTCTTGAAATGGATATAAATCAAATAACTGCCTCCCTCTTTGAGGGTGTTGAATCATATAATATTTTCTCATAAAATAGACAGGATCTGTAGCACATTTTACAAACTCCTCTCTAATTTTATCTTTTATATTAAGTTGTTTATTTTCATTTTCTGGCATAAAAACTTTTATAATAAATATACTATATTTTTTTATGTATATTTATATCATAATAATATAAAATAAATATTATATAAAATCTATCTTAAAAGTTCTCTATGTAGTTTCAGGTTTTTCTACTGGAGTTTCTTCTTTTGGAATTTCAGATTTAGGTCCTATTTCTGATTCTGGTCCTTGAGCTTTTGCTGGAGCGCCAAATCTTTGTAATCTTGATATTGCAGTAGTAGCTCTTTGTATTTCTGCTATATTTAAAAGATAGTATCTCTTTCCTAATACAGTTGCTTCATAGGCTTTGCCCATATAAGTCATATAAAATATTTGACTATTTTTAAGAAGTACTTTAAATGTAGTAGGTTTTTCAGACATAATAAATACTCCAGAAAGATATTCTTTAAAATTATCCCCCATAAGTGTAATAAGATTTTGATTTAATCTTTTATACTTTTTAAGAATATATCCCATTGGATCAGCATCAAATTCTGGATTTGAATGATCTTCATGAACTTCTTTTATTATTATTTTTAGTATGTCTGCTAATTTTATCATTATTTTTTTATTTGTTTTAATGTTATTATAAGATCTAGTATTTTATCAGAAATATAATTTTCATAATCTGAACTTATTTCTTTTCCTTTAAGATAATAATCTTTTATATAATCATCTATCTCAATATCATAAAAATCTTTTAGATCTTCAATAATATCTTTATCTAGTTTTCCAGAAATTCTTAATTTTACTATTATAGAATCTAGAGTTTTTATAAGATTATCTATATCTTTATTTCCTTCTAAAAGTCTACTTGACATATCCTCTATCCTTTAATTTTTTCATTATATGATCTATTTTACTTGATATTTTTTCATAATGAGATTTCATTATAGATTCATTTAATGATTCATTTACTCTAGATATAGGTTCTATATGATATCCAAAATAATTTTCTTTATTTTCTGGATTATAATACATGACTCTTGTTTTAAAAACATAATCATTAATTTTAGGATCATACTCTTCTATGCCATGTTCTTCCCATTTATTTGATTCCGCCCAATTCTCAGCTTCATCTTCTGAATCAAAAATTTTATTTACTGGATATTCTTCATCTCCATAATCTCTAAATATAACTTTATATTTTACTATACTTTCTTTTAGTATATTTGCTAATTTTATCACTTTTTTTCAAATTTAAATCCTGTTAATTTTTCAATCTCTTCAAGATCAGTTTGCCAATGATCTAATCCTAATGGATGATCTGTTGAATTTTTAAATATATAAGACTTAAATTCACCAGTCTTTTTAATATAAATAACTTTCCAACATACCATAGGAATAGTTAAAGATTTTATTTTTTTAGCACATCCTACTGATCCACACCATACATATATAGAGTCATATTTAAGAGCTAATTTTCTAGTTTGAGTTTCTAATGATTTCCAATCTCCAGCATTAAGAGAGTGATATTGTGGAGCCATATTAGAAAAATAAAAACACTCTTGTAAAAGTTTTTTATCTCCACATTCATTATCTGCTGCAGGACACATATGTCCACGATCAGTACCAGAACCCACATAATCTTTTGCTAAATTAGTCTCTTCATATAGAAGTGGATCTGGTGCAAATGCATCTTGTCTAGGAAGTGGAGTAGAACATTCAACTCTAGCTTTAGTCTCCCACCATTGTACTAATACTGGATAATGTAGACTTTTTGAATATGTAGTAGTATATCCAGTATGATATAATGTTACTGTGTCTTGACCATAGCAAATGAGTATAGATAATATACTTACTATAACTAATAATATTATTTTTTTCATATTTATATTTAATATTTGACTAATGTGATGATCTCTCTTGTGCATACTCATTTACGCTATGAATATAATCGCTTGCTAATGTTATATATGCTGCAACCCATCCTGGAAGTTCAGTTCCTGGTTGTATTAAATTATATAATTGACTTGCATTTTTAATCATATCTTTGATTTCTGCTCTTGCCATAGTAGCCTGATGTCCAGAGTCTGGTTGACCCCATACATCATTTTCATGAGATTCTTTACCACAATCTGAACAATAACCATTAGGTTCTATTTGACCATCACATTCTAAACATGTCATATCTTCAATTGGATAAATTGATTTTATTGAATTCATATCTTGATTTTGTAAAGATGGGATTGTATATGAATCTCTGCTTTCATTACCATATGATATTCTAGGAGTCTCTTTTGAATTTCCAGTAAATTCTTTTATAAATTGTGATAATTTTATCATATTTTTATTTTTTTATAAATATTAATTATTTTTTATTCTTTTACAGAAAACCAGTCACTACACCACTTATTTGGATCTTCTATATCCATAACTCCACTCCCATTCCAAGACTGAAAATATTGATTTCCACAAATATGCTGATCATTAGTAAAATGATAATATTTACATTTTGCACAGCTAAAACCATGTTCACTATACATAAAAGGTTCATGATTTGAAGGAAGATCTATAGGACCTTTATTTTCCTCTTGTAATATTTTTATTAAACTTATCATTTATATCTCTTTAGAATGATTAAATAATTTTTCTGGATATATTCCAAATCTGGCATTTTCTATTCCAGCCTGATTATGTCCATACCTATATGATACAGCCATTATTGGATTATATTCACCAGTAGGAACATTTCCATATTCATAAATTCCATGTGTTCCTATTAATTTATATACAGACCCTGATTTTTTTATTCCTAAATTACCTATAACTAATATTTGCACTTTATTTAATCCAAAGCTCTCTCCAACTCCAAATACTGACTGCTCTTTTAATTCATTACTTTTAATATTTCTATAAAAAGAATCACGTGGATTTATAATATAGTCATATTCTTTTTTTTCATCTAACTCTTTTTTAGATTTAATAACTGCTTTAACATCTTTTACAAAATTTTCTACTTCCTGATTTGAATTTTTTATAAAATAGTTTATTCCACTATATTGCTGATATTTTGTTCCTCCTTTATGAGATACAAATATTTCATCTCCACTATCAGAAAATAATACATAATCTGCTTTTTTATTAGTATAATCTCTTCTTCCTCCAATTATATTTTTATATACTTTTCCATCTTCTAATTCTATATCAACTGATCCTCCAAATTTATCAAGATCTGCTAAAAAAGATTCAAGTCCAGCCTGTTCTCCTTTTGCACCTCTTAAATTTTCAGCTTTTGATACTACTATATAAACCTCTTGACCTGTTTTATAATCCCCAATATCATTATTTATTTTTATTTTATAGGTTTCATATATAGATGATTTTGAACCTGCAGAGTAGTCTTTTCTGTCTATTTTATTTAGACTATAGTTTTTTTCTTTTACTCCTAAAGACTCCATAATATTCTTTATTACCTCATCTGGTTTATCGGATTCAGGTATTATATATCTAAGATGCTCTCCACGACTTATTTTTCTGCCACCTCTATATCCTCTATGATCAAGTTCTTTTTGTATATCATTAAATAATGGCATACTTGTTTTTATTTCAAATAATAAATCAATAAGTTTTATTATTTTTTATTTTATAGAATTATAAATAATATTAAAGTTTTTAATTCTTTCTTCTATCCCAATATGACCCCCATTTACACATTTTGTTACTGCTGTTACTGCTTCTACTGATGCATCTGTACACTTTGATAGACATCTTTGAAAAAACCACGCTGCTGAAGCTAGTGGATATTTAGTAGAAACTAGATCTGGGTTTGCTACACAATCTTCTCCTATTGCTTTTGAAAATAGGGCGTAATTATCTTTTCCGGTAAGTTGAATATATCCTCTACCTCTAAATTTATACCCCTCTCCAGATATTTCTGAACCATTGCCCATTCTATTAGCATATATTAAATTAGCTATTTTTTCAGGTTTACGTTCATATAAATTGGCTTTATCATCAGTAGGAAAATACTTGCTAAATATAGATCTTAATCCTTTAGCTCCATAATTTAGATTCTCAATAATTGATTTAAAATTTCCAGATTCGTGCATTACTTGCGCTAAAAAATGAGCTAATTTTAATGGCGTATCTAATCCAAATTTAGCTATTGTATCTGGTAATTGCTCTATAACATTATCAGAAATATGTCCTTTTAATTTTTGAATATCCATATCTTAATTTTCAATGGGTTTATCACTATTAGTTTTTTGTGTTCCAAAATAATATGAGAATATCATTAGAGTTAATGTCTTAATCATATCAAATAACTGATTACTCATTTCATCAGTCAATAATTTAATCTTAAATGCAATTACTTTATCTACTATAAATAAGGCAACTAAAGATGCAAATATCATTAATATAAACCTAACTAATACGTCTCTAGTTTGATGTATAAATAATTTATTAACATAGACTGCTGATCCTATTATGAAGCCAAGCCCCATAACTATACCAGAAATCATTATTATCATATTATCACTTGAAAACATATTTTAAATTTTTATGACTTTACTAATTTTATTTTATCAATAAAATCTGCTCGGCGTATTGCTGGGATTTTTTTTATTTTTTCGATTATACCATCGATTATAGTTTTATCAAATTTATCAAATGGTGCTGGATCTACTTTTACACTAATATCTACAATATATTTTTTAAGTTTTTCTGCAGATGGCTGCCGATTATTTGTAACACGTACTACAGTAATACCTGTGATAGCTCTTATATCAGAGAGAATATCTGCAAGAGATCTTTGAGTAGTATCTGCCATAAGTGTACCATTTATTTGATATATTTTAGGACTAAGTGATTCTTCTACAGTTGAGTTTATTTTTTTAGCCGCAGCGACTGCATTTTTAAAAGCTACACTACCTTTACGAGCAGGTTTCTCTCCTCGTTTATGTTTAGCTTGAATATTTGCCCAAAGTCCAGGTTTATTGACTTCTTTTAATATGTCTATTAATTTTATCATATTATAATTTTAATATTTTTATTTTTAGTAACCCTCTCCCCTTTATTACTCTATGCCAAACTCCTCTGGGTATAAATATTTGACCTTTTATTTCAATTGGTAAATTATTATCTAATTGAAATTTCCAATCTGCGCTGTCTATAGATTCTATTATTCTGTCTTCTTTATCTCTGTGCCACTGTAATTCTATAGGATCAATATTCTCATCAAATTCTCTGATCAAAACTTCATTTTCTAAAACATCTTTATATGGTCTCATATTACCAAAATCCTGAAAAATTACTTTTTAATCCTAAAAGTTTTGCAAATCGTGGCAATCTGCACGACCACCAGCCAGCTTGAGTTTTATCTTTTTTCTGTGCGCATTTATGTCTTGCTGCAAAGCTCTTTCTGGCTGCTGGATTATTAATTTTAGCCTTAAGCCCAGTAGTATCTCCAAAACTAACCTTCTTTATCTTTCCTGTCTTGGGATTTCTGACAAATACATAAAACTTCTTGCTGCCTCCTCTATGTGGTTTATTGAGCTCTACATGCTTTTTTGGTTTAGACTTTGCTTTAACCTCTAGTAAAAAATCAATTGTCATTGGGTAGTCTAGCGGAACTGATATGCCATTGTAGTTTCCGGTTAATCCTAGATCAGTTTCTGTCAGGTACCATGTATCTTCATCGCCTAATGATAAAAGTCCCCTATTTAGCAACTGACGCGCTTCTGTGAAAAGAGCCACAAAGTTTGCTGATTGAGGACGATAAATATTTTCATTTAAATCAAGTGAATTGTCCAAATGATAAGCAAGCCCCTCAGATATAAGGAGCTTGTTTACAGATTCATCTAAAGTTATCTTGCTTCTATCACAGCACATATTAGTGTAAATATTGTAGTTTATAAAGGGTTGTCTCTATCAGCTGGTAGATCTCATCAATTAGATTCTGAAGATATGTGTCTTGTGGAAGTCTAGTTCTAATAGTATCTACATATTTAGATAGAGCCATAAAATAAACTATAGGATCATTATCTTCTCTAAAAATTGCTGGACCATCATATCCAGTAATAATTCCATATTTGCCTTGATATG